TAGCGAAGAACCTAACATCGTAACCATAACTACCTTCTTGAATTCCGCCACCGCTTCCGGTATGAATGCCGATAGGCTTCATGATATCAGATCCAAAACCAAAATCATGGCTAACCTGAAACTCAATGCGACCCTCCCAGCCAGGATAGCCAGTCGGCGCGGGAGAGCCATCGGGCAACAGTTTACGACCTCCCCAATTCTCTACACCGCCGCGAGGACAATAGTGAGAGTTACTTACGCGGTCAGTCCAACGAACAGTTAAATATGTAATCTTGACCCAAAACTGTTCACGAAGATGTTCCCTACGTTCACCCCAGCGATCCTTACCGTTCTGGATAATACCATCAAACAGGAACTCAGGGTGAGTCTCAATCCACTCAATGATCTTTTCAAAAGAAGGCTGGTTAATCAGTTCTTCAAAAATACGATTGCGAATATTAGCACGAATCTCACGATGAATACGGTCTTCACGAAGAAGGCGAAGATGCTTGACATAGGACCTCTTGTTATCAAAGACTTGATTAGTCCAAGGACAACGGAAGGCAGTAGCAACCTTTGCAGTGTCAACAGGAATGATTACTCCGTTACCTTTATAAGCTTTAATCTTGGGCATATTAACCAACCACTTCGTCAATCACACGAACCAGGTCTTCTGCAAAAATGTCAGAAGTAACTGTGTCATATTTTACATTAGCACCACGAATGCGGAAAAACGAAATGTCATACAAATCAGTAGCACCGTTGTACTTGATATACACATGGCCCTTCCACTTGACCATACCAGAAGTCTTGAACTTAAGACCGTCGCCCATATCCACGAGTTCATTCGCGCCCCAGGCCCAAGTAGCACGGGGGTCAATCGTCTTGATCTGCGAGAGAATGGTTTTAGCGATAGTCATAATCACTGTCTCCTTGCTATACACTCTGTATAGCATTTTGGGCAAAGGGTGTCAACCACTTTTTTCCAAATTTTGCAAAAAAGTATAAACTTCTTCTTCGCTGTTATAGATACCGTGATGCAAAACAGGGTTAGTGAATGCAACATGAATCTGACTACCAAACTTGCGAATGATACCATACCCAGGATAGCGACCCGAGCCAGGCTTACGGTTGTTCCAGCGAGTACGCTTATAGTGCGTAAACGGTTCACAGTCATATTCAACGCCGAGTATTTCAGCACACTTGTAATAAAAGTCTTCGTTAGTCACGCACTAAAGTCCAATACATTAACATCTTTTCATCTTGTACAGTTAGTAACCATTGTTTCGCTGCCCAGGGATTATCTTGCTCAAATGTGAAGCACCAGCCCTTACCACCAATACTAAATTTCGTATAGTGGGTTCTGGGGCCGACATGCTTAGAAAACCAAGCTAGGTCTGCTTCACGCGGCGCTTTACCGAACTTAATAGTCTTAGCCATGGGTTTCAAGCAACCTAGTTACAAACGCATCATCAGCTTCACCCAAGTCTTTGTCTTCGGTGAATACTGCAACATCACCGAACTTAGCAAGCCTACGACCTGCTGCGTCATTGTCACACACTGCGACAACTTTGCGGTTAAGCATACTCAACCAATTACGCAAGTCTTTCGTAGGGTTGTTCGTCAATGCTGCTAGGGCGCTGTATCCGCGCTCTGTGAGACGGGCAGCATCAAAGATACCCTCTGTCAGAAAGACAACGTGAGGAGTCAAATGAAGCGATTCTAGACCCCATACAGCAAGGGTAGGTTGTTTACGATACGTGAAGTAGCGAGCCAGTTTGGGATGATTGTTCTTCATCTTGTCAGCATCAGGACGATACTGCTGGTACCCGATGATGCAACCTGACTGGTTGTAAAGGTAAAAGACCGCCACTCGCTCGTCTTCATCAATCCAGGGACGATGAAGATCAAGGTCAACGTGACGATCTTTTAGATGTTCAAGTACCGTTTTCATAAGCTGACAATACGCCCAAACGAGCATATTGTCAACCTATTTTTTTACAGCTTTATGAGATAACCATTACCGAGAAGTGAGAACCTTATCTGCTAGCCCAAACTCTACAGATGCATGAGCATCCATGTAGTTGTCGCGGGCCATTGCAGCCTTAAGTTCGTCAATTGTTTTACCGGTGTTATTAGCGTAAACCTCTGTGAGAAGGTTGTTCAAGCGTACCATTTCTTCCATTTGAATTTCAGCGTCCCATACAGTTCCGCGAGAACCGCCAGATACAGAATGAACCATGTGTCGGGCCCGAGGGAGAATGAAACGCTTGCCCTTAGTGCCGGAACTTGCTAAGAGCGAACCCATCGAGCATACACTTCCGATAGCAATAGTTGATACATCACACTTAATGAAGTCCATGGTATCAAGAATCGCTAGGCCAGCAGTGACACTTCCACCAGGACTATTGATATAAAGATTGATATCTGCATCGGGATTTTCTGATTCAAGATATAATAACTGTGCTACAATAAGATTAGCCATTTGATCATGCACTTCGCCTTCAAGCAAAATAACACGATCCTTAAGCAATCTTGAATAAATGTCGTATGAACGTTCACCGCGAGAGGTCTGTTCAAGGACGATAGGTACGAGATTCATTTAATATCCTTCTGTTTGAGTTAGAAGCTAATACTATACGAAGATTGATGATTTATCAAGCATATTGGATAAAAATGATTAGTCAAAAACTACCGGGTCAGTGATCACTAAAGTTTGACCACGTAACATCATGTTATATTGGTGCAAGTCTACTATCATAGTGTTATCTAATATATCGGAAATTAAGTGACATGCTTCTTTTATACCGGGTTGATCTTCTTCAAACTCATCCATTCTTATTTCAGTGACTTCAATAGATGGATAACCGTATTTGGAAGGTCTTCCGGCTAGTATATCTAAGTATGCACTTAATGTAGCTGATACCTTATTTGACAAAAGAGAAGCAGAGCTTGGTAAATAACTACCGGAAGAATCAGGTACCGGTGTTAATTTTTCCATTTGTATTGCATAATACTGGGCATTAACTTTTATTAATTTACCTTTGAATTTTGGAAAATGAATATTGTTATTGTTCTGTGCTAGATTTACAAATTTTAAATATGCAGTATCATATGAATGAAATAATTTTAATACATGGTCGGCACCAGGCTTATTGAACACTCTTCCTGATATGCCTGTTCCCATACCCTTATAACCAGCATTTCGTAAAATTTGTTCTGCGGCATCTATATTTGGCCTAGTAATTTCATCTAGTGTTTCATATTCACGTAGTATTTCTATTGCGCGCATTATCGTTTCTTTCTGCCTACATTTCCTACAGGAATATCAGGCTTGTCGAACCCTGTATTAACTCTACCCTTGCTAATCTTTTCGGCACCCTTTACAAACTCTTTTTCAGTTGGTAATGGAGTGTTAACTACTTCATCGTCTTTAGGCTTGCCTGATCCCTTGTCAATCTTAAAGGTAAAGTTCCCTTTGATACCGGTGCTGTAATACGTTTTGCCTGCACTAAAGTAAACACCCTTAATGCTTTTACCAGGATAAACGGTGTTAAACTCGTCTAGTGTCCAGGTGTCTTTACCCTGTCTTGCTTTAGTGTATACCTGAACTAATGCACCATTGTTTAATATTTCTGCTGCTGCATCACTAAAATCAGTTTTATCATTGACCTCAATCGCAGCTTTATGCGCAACGGCCGCCATCAAGTGATAGTATAAACTTACCTTACCTGGATTGTCAGTGCTACGACTTAATGCAAGATTGACTAGATTATCACTAAGGCCAACATTTTCTATGGCATTTAGATCAATGGGACCTTCGTTTTTCAAGTTCTTAATCTCTTCTGCATCATTTTCAGAAATAATATCATATTTGACACCAAGATATAGCGGCGCACCAGCTTGACCCCTACTCTGTACTTCACGCAACATTTCAATAACATCGCTGTATTTGTCTAGAATTTTTCTACCATCTTTAGTCTGGCTTAACTCTTCAACGCTATCAATTAAATTCTTTGCACTGGCAGTGGCACCTTTGCCGCCTTTTGTGCTAATTTTCACCGATCTTCCATCTTCGGCAGTCATGATGCTATCACTTAGTCCGGCAGTTTTCGTATTATCAAAACTGATTACTGTTCCATCAAAGCTTCCACCTAAGAAAATTTCAGCAGCCTCACCTGCATTGCCGGTGTATTGACCACGCTGTAATGCGATAGGTTGTAAGATTTCACAGAAGTAGTCACGAAATGCACTAAAGCTGATGTCAGTAGGAGCAGTAAAACTCAACGGAAGAGGTTCTCCGTTTCCAATTCTATATGCAACTTCATACATAACATTTTTTGTTCCCAAACTTTCTGCTAGTTGAGTAAGAATATCGTTACTAGACAAATCAATTTTATCGGTTAACAAATCCTGAGGGGTCAATCCTGCTTGTGCTTTTTCCGCACTTTTACCACCGTATTTGTATGTAATTCCATCTATAACAAAAGTATTAGGAACGTAGTTATCAGTGAAATTAGTTTTGATTTGTTCTAAGAATCTACCTATTAACACAGGACCATTCTCACTGTCAAATTCAACAATAGCGAATCCTCCTGTTCTAGGAGTTCTACTGTTTTGCCAAACTACATTATCAGTGTTTGCTAAATTAAGGTTAAGCTCTTCTGGAGTAAGCTTGCCACTTTCAGGATAAAACTTTATACTGTTGAATGTCAATACATTGTCATCACCCTTAAAGGTATCACCTGGTTTGCGACCTGCCAAACCTGTGCTCTCATTGAGAACTTCTAATCTATCTAATATATCACGCATATGTCTATTTATCGGTTTAGTCAATCTTACGCGACTAAAATATAACCATTTCTTTTACCCGATAAATACTATGTAGTTTTCAAAGGAGATTGTCATGGAACTACTACTAGGATTATTAATATTAGCAGCCGCAAGCTATTTTAGTTATTTGTACTTCAACGCTAAAGTTAGTTCAAACACTACGAATAGCGAAGTGGTAGATACTATTACTGCGGTAGAAGAAACTATCACTAAAATTGAAACAGAAGTAGTAGAGGTAGTTAAGAAGACCAAAGCTAAAGCTGCCTCATTAGAAGATGAAGTAAAAGCTGAAGTAGCCAAAGTAAAAGCTACAAGGAAGCCCAGAAACAAAACCACCAAGTAACTAATATGCAAGATATAGGATTTGATGTAATTGGAGATTTAAATCTATCAATCAATGATAGTTTTAACTGGGAAAATAAAGCTACTAGTTTATACTGTATAGTAGCAGGTAATATAAGCACGAACCTCAGAGTAGTAAGACAAACACTATTACACCTTGGCCAATTTTACCAAGGTGTTTTTTATGTCCCAGGACATTTAGAGTTTGAAACAGGAAACAGTGTTCCTGAAAGATTGTTTGAAATATTGACTCTAGTAAAAAATATTCCAAATGTATGCTTACTAAATCGTCATGTTGCTACTATTGACGGCGTTGCTATCACGGGTATAAACGGTTTCAGTAATGCAGGTAACCCAATGATAGATGACGTATTAACTGTATTTGCTAGAGAGCAAGAAATAGAATACCTTAAATACAGTATTCATAAATTACAGAGACATTTGGATATAAAAAAGATCATCGTGGTAACTAGTGCAGTTCCTCACGATGATCTATATTTTAAAGAAAAACCTATTATAGCTGATGATCAAACACCATTAATAACTGCTCTTTCTACTGACACTGAAAAGAAGGTAACTAACTGGGTGTTCGGAAGCTATGACAAAAGTGTTGATACAGAAATAGAGAATATTAGGTACGTGAATAACCCTAGAGTTTCTAATATCTATTACGCAAAACGCTTAACTATCAGTATCGGAGTGGGAATTTAATCAGGTGTAATAAATAAAGATGTAGTTCGCGGGATTGGCGTCCCCAACTACTCTAACGCTTACAAGGAGCATTAGCAATGACTATTTACTCAAAGACTAACCATCCCTCAGGTTTCTACGTATACGCATATTTCCGGGCAAACGGAACACCGTATTATATCGGCAAGGGAAAAGATGCAAGAGCGTGGACAAAAATGAAACGTGAAATCTCTCCTCCTAAAGACCATACTAACATAGTTATCGTAGAAACAAACTTATCCGACGTCGGTGCACTTGCAATTGAGAGGCGCCTAATAAGATGGTATGGAAGAAAAGACATTAACACCGGTATCCTTCGCAATAAAACTGACGGAGGCGATGGTGCATCCGGGGCAACTAGATCAATCAGCACTAGAGCAAAAATGGCAGCAGCTAAAATCGGAAACCAACATAGCAAAGGTATAAAAAGAACACCAGAGCAATGCAAGGCTATAGGAGATAGATGCCGAGGAAAAAAGCACTCCCTTGAACAAAACCTGAATCACAGTAAAACAATGATCGGAAAAAAACATTCCATAGAACACCGCCTCGCAAAGGGGAAAGCATTTAGTTTATTAATATGGATTACAGACGGGGAAGAGAATAGAAGAATACCCGGTGCCGATAGTATACCTAATGGATGGCACCGGGGAAGAACCCGTATTATACGTCCGCTTCAACCTTTACTTGAAGCGGATATCCCTGGGCACGAGCGTCGAGGGTGACTTCAATCCCGCGCTGCTCAGCAATTTCATAGGGAAGTACTGCAACAACTGCGCTTCCATTGTCATGAATATCTACTGTAATCTTATCTGCTGTATCTGGGTTATAATGAAAATAGTCAATCAGTGAGCTAACTACAAACTCCATTGAAGTATGATCGTCATTAACATAGATAACCTTGAATAGAGGGGGTTCCTGCAATGCAAAGTTAGGCTTGATCTTACTGTTGAGTTCGGTATTTGCCATATTTTTTAATCCTTACATGATTGCTAGCGGGCACTATACCCGCTAGCACAATATTATTTATATTACTTTTTAAGCCAATGTCAACAACTTTGGTCTAAATAATTGCAAATCACTTATTATATGAGATTTGAATTGTCTTTGGCTTCTGTTCCTCAGGAACCTGACGCTCCAATGCAATAGTGAGAATACCATTCTCTACCTTAGCTCCGACTACTTCAACATGGTCTGCTAGTGTAAATGTGCGAGCAAAGTCTCGGGCACTAATTCCACGATGCACATATTCAGGCTCAGGTTGATCCTCATTGTAAACCTTGATTGCCTGTTCACCTTTGATAGTAAGAATGTTCTTTTCAACAGTAATGTTGATATCACCTTCCTTGAATCCTGCAACAGCAAGTTCAATGGCAAATTCGTCTTCACTGTGCTTTACAATGTTGTATGGGGGATAGTTGACATTTGATTGCTGGGCGTTTACACGCATTAATTCATCAAAGATATTGTCAAATCCAATACCAAACTTATGAATTCCAGGAATGTCGAGGGAACGAAGGGTTAGTTGATTAGTCATGTTTTATCTCCTTATGTTTAAGCAAGACTATGTTGTAGACCTTTATAGCATCTACAACAATATGTATAATAGCAACTTTTGCAAAATATTCTACTATTTTGGTTAAATTATTCTTTTTGGTTCATTAACTAGATTGATGTCAATGAGTAGTTCTGTCATACCCATTTCTTGATATTTTCTGATATGAAACATATGGGGCATCAATATACGCTCAATCTCGGTATGCAACCCTCTAGCACCTACATGTAAATCTAAACAGTTTTGTGCAATTTTTGCCAATGCCTCGTCAGTAAACTGCAAATCAATGTCATCAATTTTAAATAGATGCTTATACTGATCTATAAAGTTGTTTTTTACCTCAGTCAATATTTTGATAAGCTGATCAAGTGTAAGCTCTTCTAACGCAACTGTCGTGGTAAATCTACCAATAAATTCAGGAATCATTCCATACTTAGTAAGATCGTCGGGCATTATTACACTGATATCTTGTTTATCATGTTTGCTCTTTACGTCTGCACCAAACCCAATAGTAGAACCCTGTGTTCTACTCTTAATGATGTTTTCGATACCTACGAATGCTCCACCTGCTATAAACAATATATTACTAGTGTCAACTTCAATCATTTCACCTTGCGGATGCTTTCTTTTCCCAGCTGGACTTACTCGGCATTTGGTTCCCTCAACAAGTTTCAACAATGCTTGTTGGACTCCTTCACCACTAACGTCACGGGTAATACTAGTGCTTTCGCTTTTGCGCGCGATCTTGTCAATCTCGTCAATGAACACAATGCCCTTTTCTGCTTTTGCCACATCGTATTCTGCAACGCTTAACAACATGCTAATCATAGATTCAACATCTTCACCTACATAACCGGCTTCTGTTAAATTAGTTGCATCTGCTATTACAAAAGGTACATTCAAGTATTTTGCAACGCTTTTAGCTAACAGTGTTTTACCTGATCCAGTTGGGCCCAGTAATAAGACATTGCCTTTTTGCATGTCTAAATCTTTGGGAGGATTGTTGATACGCTTATAATGGTTGCTAATTGCAACTGCTAATATTTGCTTAGCAGTATCCTGACCTATCACTAACCTATCAAGGTGTTCTTTGATACTTATTGCATCAAAGTTTTTTGACGATATAGTTTTTTCTGCAACTATCTTTTTGTCATCATCAATGAGTTGGGTGCATAATGCAATACAATCACTGCATATTGCAACCTCTTCTCCTACGATTAGTTTGTTTACTTTTTCTTTGTGGGCACCACAAAAAGAGCAATATTGTAATTTTTTATCCGACATATTAATACTTATCACTCGTGTTTTGGCTAGTTGTTAATTTTGACGCAAATATATTTCAATTTGCTCTCTTTCGTTTTCGCTTAACAACTCTATATCATATTCACCTTGTGATAATTTGGTGATTAGATACCGAATATATTCTTCGTCATATAGATATGTGTCCGATAAGTCTTTATTTACTTCAATCCATTTTGTACCGTCGAATTTGAATACACGATTAGGTAACGAATCTACTCTTACAAAAACATCACCTTTTTTAGCGAATTTAGGAAACTCTATCCCAAAACTAGTATCTGACTGCTTTGCATTATCCGGCACTGCAAAAAACTCAGGATGCATTCCAATCAACGCTTCTTTACTTATTGACTTGCCATTATATACTACATGGCTACTACCATCGCTTTCCTCTATTGTAACACCTTCTGTCCGAATTTGAGTGATAGGTTTTATTTCTTTAACCGGTTCTTCAACGTGTTCCAGTTCTTCCACATGTTCATCTGCATCGGGAGTAGGTTCTTCATGTACATCTTGTCCACCCACATCATCTGGTTCAATAATATCTGGTTGTATAATTTCTGAAACATCTTCTTTATCCTTTAATTCATGACTTTTATCTATTGCATTAAGCTTTTCTAGAAAATCAGCATCAATAGTAGTGTCGCACTGCCCGCAGCATTCTGGTGTTCCGCATTTATCGTGAACTATTTCTTCTAGGTCAATGGCAGGATCAATCGAACCCTTACTGTTTAAGAATGTCTCTTTGAACTTTTCGTCAGCTTCATCTTCATCTTTTTTCTTCAAGTCTTCGTCTAGCCATCTATAACTACTTTGTGCGGCTAGCACGAGTGTCAATGCCAGAGGGTCAAATACCAATACAATGAGTATGATAACCCAGCGTACGGCGCGCTCTAATAAATTATTGTCTGGATTGTCACCATATAGCAGTGCAGCAATATATTTGATAGGACCTACTTCTGCCTCAACTTTACGCACTTGCGCGCGGATAGGAGCAGCCTCTTCATTTAACTTGCTGATAGTTTCCTGGTCTGTTGCAATCTCATTTTGCAGTCTAGTGCGCTCTACCTTTTGTTGCTTTCGCACTTGAACAGCGCGATTTGCACCTTTATCGTCTGTAGTACGGCCTAGTAACTGATCTACTTGAGCATCCATTTGCTGCAAAGCCTTACGATTTGCATCTATGTTACTTTTAGCTATGTTGATCTTTTCATCATAGATTGCAACTTTAGCACCAACATCGCCACCCACTAAAGATTGATCACTGTGCGCTTTACTCAAGTATCCAAAGATACCCATACTGGTTAAAAATGCAAGAGCTATTATAGCTGGTGTCAGGTATAGTTTGATTTGCCACCCAGCACGATTCCAATAATTGTGCAGCCAAATCGTAGTGATAACTTTAGCAAATTCTAAAGATCCGCCCATTATCATGATGGGGACTGCTGCCGCAGAGAAAATTGCCACTAACCCTTGAATAGAATAGTAGGCTGCAATACTGCTCAATGTAAAAGCAGTTAATAATACAACTGTAGCGAAGCTGAAAACTTTTTTATATAACATGAAGTATTTATTTGAGTTCTGTCCTAATTTTCATCGTGTTACTTAAATAGATGACCGTAGGTATGAGAAAACTCGTCAATCCTCATGACTAGCTTTCTAGGTATACCGGGGCCTTGAGTAACATGATAGGTAACATAGGGACCTTCATCGCGGCGCTTGATTTGAATAATTTCAATCTTGTCTCTATCATCAAATACATAGCTTTTACCCACTAGTGGCAAAAACGCTTCTAGAAATTGTGTAAACTCGTCTTCATCCATTAGCACACACCCAATTGCTCATGTGAATTGCTTCATCGGTGGTTAATTGTTTATGTGTTGTTACAACATCTAGTCTGCATTTTCTTGCAAGATTATTGTCATAAACACTAGCTGTTACACCGGCTACTGCCACAATTACCATAGCGGCAACTAATGCTATAATATTTTTATCCATTGACTATTTCATCCATTTGTTGAGACTAATTTCTTACCTTATCTGCACAATTACTAATTGTTCATTGTACCGGAAAAGGCAAATAATGTACTACTAGCCAGCAGGTCACAGCAGTCCAAAAAAACCCGCCTGCATAAGCAGTAAACCCCATAACTGCTGATTCAGTAAAAAAACAAATTATACTAACAATCATCATAATTCCAAATGTCATGATAATAGGCATAGCATTCCATACTGTCATATATGCAATAATTAAGGAAAGAACATTGGTTACTGTCATCAGATAAAGGTATACATGATACCACCGATCTTCCCTAAAGAAGTTTTTGTCGTATTTCATGCTTTGTCATCCCTAAAGCGAACAAAGCGCGGGAAGCGCAACGAATATGTACCATCCCGATTTTGTGTGATAGCATCAGCAAGAATCTCTGCTATGCGACCAATCGGGTTCTGTCCAGAAGGAAATTCGGTCATAGTGACCCACTCCTTCTTTACTTTCTTCTTCCACTCAACTGGTTGACCGGTGATATCTGCCCAAATCTGCGCTCTAAACTTATCATCAAACCCGCTACCAACGTTAACGGTGATTTCTTTACCATCATCAACACCATTGCAGACAAGTGCACCTAGACGACCGTTGTTGCGACCAGTGCCTTCTTCTGCGCCGATGACCTGCAAATCAACAGTGATAGTAGGCTTCCACTTCATCCATGCAGTGCTGCGGTCACAGATATACGGAGCTTCAAGATTCTTGATCATGATACCTTCAAATCCAGCAGCAACCATATCCTTAGCATAACGCTCAAGCTGGTTCTTACCTTCGGCAGTATCCAAATCAACTTGAAGATGGGGAAGCAATTCAGCATTAGGCATCTTGTCAAATGCAGACTGCATAGCTTCAAGTAGAGCAATACGCTTACTCAATGGTGCATTCCAATGTCCACGACGAAAATCAGCGAGAGGAATAATGTCGAACACATGGAATACGCTATCTTCGGCTGCTACATTTTCTTTGCGGCGAGCCTGCCGCATCAGTTCTTGGAAGCTATTACCAACTACTTCACCGTCAAATATAACCCCGCGAGTAATGTCAGAACCCAGAATGCTTACTGAATTCCTAGCACTAAGCATTTCCATCAGATTTTTTAGAATCTGATCTTCAATATGCTTGAAGTTCTCAAAGACCTTGCCATTGCGGCTGTAGCAAGTGGCATAGACGCCACTATCTAAAACACTAACAACGAGCAATACGCGAACACCATCAAGCTTGGGTTCAAGGCGCTTGACACCCTTCATTTCAGGGCGACCCTCGCAGTTAGTAGCAAGCTGACAACTGAATACAGGAATCTCGTAGTCAGTACCCTCACAAATTTTGTTGACTGTTTTTTCGCTTACTCCGCAACGCATATCCCGACGAAGAATAGGAGCGAGGAATAGGTTCCATTCATCACTGTCAAAACGATCAGCCATGTTTGCTACAGCATCACGAGCATCATATCCGGTAAGACGGCGATCACGTAAGTCGTCAAGCATACGATGAAAATCAACGTATGGATTTTCGGCGTCTATAATTCCTACAGTACCGGGAATCTGCTTAATGCCGTATGTATGATATGGGTTATAGCACTCTTTCAACCCATAGAGGAAACGCTGCGCAATTTCGGATCCGAGATTGGCAGCAACTAGTGCTTGACGAATGACATCTTCCTTATGCAGGCGACTGTCACTTTGATTAAGTTGATTGATATATGTTGCGCTCATAAGTTTCTTTATACTATAAACCAGATAGGTTGTCAACTGTTAAAGTGAACCTGCTAGCCCACAATAACCATGTTCACTAGTCTTGTCTGTTATAGTCTTTTCACTGGCTACAAATTTTACCAAAGGATCGTGTACCCATCTCCACGCCATACATTTTGAACCCATGCACGTTGAATATTTATGGGGAAGGCCACCGTCACTATTATATGATCCATTGCTAGAGTATACTCTAGTATGTGGACACCACTTAGTGGCTGCTTCTTCCTCGGTCATGAGTACCTCAGGCTAAACCAAACGGCATGATTTTCTTCGGTCATGATATACTCAATAGATGTACCTGCATTAAATGTAGAATAAATGAACGGAATTCTATTCCTATTGAGCCAAAATCTAACCTCTTCTCCGTTGTGAGGGCAGGGAAGACTTACTTCATATTTGAAGTCTTCCCTAAGCAAGATTTTCATTAGCCAAACGCCCGAGTGCGTGTCAGTTGGGTAGTGTTATCACGATGGGCTTTGACGGTGCCGACAACGCGAACCTTGATGCCCGGAGTAAGCGAAACACGGAACGAAAAGAACACTGCCTTATTGTCGTCAGTAAGTGCAGTGATGAAGTAAACACCCCAGTTATCAGAGAACGAGCTACGAAGCACTTCCACTTCGCCATCGAAACGGTCACCGATAGCACCGACATGACCATCTGCTTCACGGATACGAAGTTCAACCTGCTTGCGCTTCATACCGCGCTCATACGAAGCGGGAAGGCTAGCAATAACAGCAATGTCATAATTGCTGCTGATGGTCTCTTTGTTACCAAGTTCAATCATGGTGTTTTCGAAAGCACTGAGCTTTGCACCACTCAGAATCTTGAACGTGAGGCTGTTGCAATACTGAATAACCTTGGTAGCTTCTTCGCGGTCAAGATCATTGACTTCTACCGTGCTAGCGCCAGCAAGAATCTGGCGAACCAGCGTCTTGTTTGCAGTGCGATTGACAGTATGACCATGTTCATTACCATCATAGTGAAGTGTAATATCGTCCTGCTTGAGATATTCGCCGTTATGACGCTGGGCAGCACATGCAGCAGCAAAGACAGCCTGCGTATCATACGAGGGATTCTGAATGCGAGTAAAACGAGCCATTTGATATCTCCTTGCTATAGATTTGATATAACAAAATGGGTAACCAATGTCAACCTTTTTTATCCAAAAAGTTTACACGAGAACCAAACAATTAAAATTATTGGCATCCAGGAAACTACTGCCATAACGGCAATAGCGATTGCCTTGTTACCGTTCATCGTGGTTGTCCGGGGAAGCGTCAACTAAAGTTTGGATAAGATTATATTGTTCGGCAGCCTTCTTTAGAGCAGGATATTCTTCTTCAAGGGTCTTACGATCAGTTTTCTTGAAAGTAATACCTGGTGTACCGTCAACTTTATCCCGCACTATATCATATTCGTAACCACTGTCAACTCTACGCAGAATACGGCGAAGGCTAGCTCGTTGTTGGGCTATAATAGCAGCAGCAAAAGTATGTTTTTCGTTTTTTTCAACCTTTTCAATAAGATCAAGAAATTCAATCTCGTCCTTGATTGCATCATAAATGGTATAGGGCATTTTAACGGTACCTCAACTTTTTCATATAATTATAGACAGGTTCTGAAACTTGAATAGTGTCTTTAGTATGAACACGGATATAGTGTTCTTTCCAGCTAGGATCAGCACAACCATCTATTTGAGCAGGCGCATTTTTAAATTCTCTATTTCTATTCTGCACACCCAGAGTTACCATCGCAGTAAGAATAAAAAATGCAGATGCATACATGACATGCTTTTTGTTCATAGTAAACCTTTAAATTTCTTGCAGTTTGGCTTGAATTTCAAGATAGAACTGATTGTACTTTGCGAGGCGTTCAATGTCCTTTTGCGTGATGCCCTTAAGACGACGGATATCAGTGTTGTGACGAAGATCACAAAGCTTTACGCGCATTGCATCAACGTTAGCGAATACTCCTTCCTTGTATTCATCGTAGGTCTGTCCGGGCATCTTAGTAAGAGCCGAAACGGCTTCGATTACCCGTTCAGTGCAACCGATTGCGCGAAGATCGCTCCAGCTAGTCTTGGTATCCTCGATCACATCATGCAGAAGTGCAACACACTGCAATTCTTCATCATCGGTCTTGAGGTAATGCATAACTTTCAACGGATGAAGAATATAGGGATTACCGCCCTTATCAAACTGCCCAGCATGAGCATTAGTAGCAAGAAGAAGGACTTTACCGAGAAGTTCACCCTTTTTCATGTTCTGTTCCTTTTTGTTCATATAGTAGATATATCATGCTAGGATACCGTTGTCAAGACAAAAAAATACCCCCAGTTACGGGGGCATTTAATCACTTGTTAGATGTATTTTTCTTTGGCCTTGTGCCAGAGTTTACAAACTCGTACATCTGATTGGCTATTTCCAGAACTCTTTCTAGACCAGGAAATTCGGGCATTGTGACAGTAGTAACTATTTGCCCTGTTTCAAGCTTGTGGCCAGTCATTTCCCAACCAGCAATCTTAGCCCTATATTCCTCAAGGACTAACTGATTAGCTAACCCAAGAATATCTGTACGAATCTCATACCCATTCTTACTAAACTTAATTTCGGGCATACCTGGAAACTTATTCTCGCTCATATTTTTTTCTCAAAGTACGGCAAGAAAATTATAAAGACAAACTACATATAGACCAAGAATAGTCCATGCAGCGCCTCGGGATACTGGAATGATAAACTTATCACTAAACATTATTTTTCCTTTCTGTGTGTTACTTAATGGGACTAGATATCCAGTCCCATTCTTCATTAGTGTAGGGAAGCATTATTTTCCATCCTTACTACTAGTGAACTCTCTAACCGAGTCTTTTACTGTCTTCAATGATTCTGCAATGAAATTCTTATCGGTTACTGTTTTGTAGACATCAGTTGCTACAGTAGAGAAGGTTTCTACTGCCTTCTTTGTATATTCAGTTTGTGTATCAACAAACTTATGCAAAGAGTTTGATAGGTCTTCATTCTTTACAAATGTGTCTACAAACATTTTCTTGCCTGACTGGACCATATCAATTGCTGCATCGGTATAAAGTTTAAACATAATTTTCTCCTGTGTGTGTATTTGGTATCTTAGATACCAGTCTATTTAGTACTGCGAACAGATTCTAAATAACTATGTATATCGCCATACAATGTTAACATCATAGCTATTTTCTCGTCATATAATCTTATATACGGTTGCTTATTATTGTCAACTAGTTTGATACCCACATAGTATGGACTTCTTATTTTGTCGTTTAGCTCAAGTATAAATTTTTGCCAGGCTAAGGTAGCATAAGACATTCGGTTAGTTTTTTTACCAAACTCAATGTCATAATGCTCTATGTTGGCGAGCTTAAATGCATTCACCCCTGCATCAGTCAATCTTAACCCATCACCCTGCCTAGCAGTGATGAACCATTCAAAAATCAATTTTTCTTTATCAGTATGGTTTCGCCATGGGTTATCAGGGTTACTCTGTAGCTCTTGTAAAACTTTGTTTACATATTCTAGTTTATTAGGATAAATCATCTGGATAGACCGTTCTACCCGAATTCATAAACACTACAGTAAACTTATCTGTTTTGAACTGTGAGTTTAGCTTGCGGCAAAGATTTCTCGCATGACCGGGATTACTAAAACTAGTCTTCTTATACTTTGGCGCCACATCATTTATCAGATAGTGACTGTTTTTGAGGTTAATAGGTTGATCGTCATAGAACACTGCCCATATTCCTGCTGCTTCCACTATCTGATCAGTTTTGTAAGTGTTCTTATCAACATGTTCTAACAAAACTTTTGGCTGAGTTCTACTCATTTGAATGTGCCACCTTTTATCTCTACTTGTATAACCTCGTCTGGTTTCTGCGGTGATTTGGTATTATTCAATTCATATATGTCAGATAAAAGCTTGGCAATTTCGTCTCTTAAACCACGAGCATCGGAAATAGGCAAAACCACATCTTTGTTTTGCTTGGCTTCTACCATGGCCATTTTGTCCATGAATCGCTTAATGTGCATAGTCATTACAGAGTATTTATCTTACTTAATGCTTCCGCTTCTGTTTTGTACGGGCCACTATAGTTGTAGCGTTGTACAAAAATATATTTAGGACAAAAATGAACAGCTACGGTACCATTTTGATCTATTACAAAATAACCAGCAGCATGATAGCATTTGCTTTTTCTAGTTTTAGTGAATAGATGCAGACTTCTCTTTACGTCAAACAAGTCATTGTAAGTTTTGCTTGTGGTAGGATATTCAGGATAAGGAAGATTGGCTTTCGTATTGGTTGTCTTAAGCGGCTGAAATCTTATCTTAGTGTTCTTCTTAATTTCTTCGGTGTTATTAAATTGCAAGAAGGTACCATTCAATTGTACACCATATCCTGCGTTATTAGCTTCAATGTTACCGACCTTCTTATCACCGTCAGTGACAATCCAGTATTGATTTTTAACAATTGGTTTTGCTACTAGTTCAGTCATTGTATTCCTTTGTTAACATTTTAAATAAATCTTTCTTGTGTTTAGGAGTCCAAAATTTGCCATTAGGGCCGCACTCGCTATATTTCCGTGCAATCTCACAGTACTCCATCTTTTCTTCCTTTTTATCAGGGCCAGTTACAGGATTAATAACGACTGTTTCAATGCTCTTTGCACATCTGTACCAATGTGCCTTAGGTTCACTCCAATCAAAGATATAACTACCATACTTACCAAAGGCAGAAATACGAGAATGTGCGCAATCTTTACAAAGAAGAACTGGATCTTTGCGAAGAATCCGTGGCTCACATGCCATTGAGAATTCCATTATAAGAGGTATTGAGCCACTTTGCGTAAGTTTCTCCCTGCTCGCTGACACGGGTAAGTTCATATTTACCGCAGAATCGCATAAAATGAATTCCTACTCCCGGTGTTGTTTCAGTATTGACGCTTTCCTTAATGACGCTATCAACCGCATCCTTAATTTCATCGGGCTGCGCGGCAAGGTCAATTAGTGTTCGGTTGCGCTCATAATCATCCTTGACGCGATGTTCAATGCCATCATGATCTACCCAACGCTGTAGGAGAAAGTTATTCCAATTGAATCCTTGCTTGTTGCGGTCGTTGTATGCTTCAACGATACCGACACTGTTCTTAGTACCCTTCTCACGAACACCGGGATAAGCACTAAACACATTATCCGTCGCATCACCGCGAACGATCTTCTTGAACAGTAGGTACTCTGGATCTTCAAGCACCTTATGTGCGCCTGTTTTCTTGTCAATTACGGGTTTCCCGCGATCATTGTAGTAACCATCTTTCTTAATCAACTGCCCGGCAACACCATTGTATTGATGAACATTGTCAGAAATTAACTGCACAAAATCAGTATCACTACTAATAATAAAATGTTCATCATCGGGATGCAAGGCAATGAACCGAGCAATGATATCATCAGCCTCAGCATTAGGATGACGAATCACGCTACAATTAGTCTTTTCGCGCAAGTAAGTAGTAAAAGTTTCGTAAGTCTCCCAGAACATTTTGTTCTCTTCAACTTCTTTTTCTGTCATCGCACTTTCGTCAAGCTTACGATTAGCCTTGTAGGGCGTATAGAAATCTTTGCGCCAGCTACGACCCTCAAGGCAGAATACAACATGGTCAACATTAAACATGCGTACAATTTGATTGACACTAGCAAGAGATAGATGCAATGCCATACCCACCTTTTCCCATGTGTCAGCGTTACGGCTAGCAATATGCCTAGCACGGAAGAAGGTATTGGCAGTGTCAATGAGAGCGTATTTCATGTGGTACTTTCTCTGTTAATATATACATACATTACACTATATATTAGCATATGTCAACTTTTAATATCCAAAAACTTCGATGGATCGTTGTTTATTTCGTCAGGATTAATCTGATTATGTTCATCGAGGTTATCAAATGGGAGATAATCTTCTTTAATGGGATAGACTTCCATACCCTCTTCGGCAATGGTTTTTTCAACTAATGCGGTAAGATCATCAACTGACATATCAGCTTTTGGACTAATCCATTCGACTTTTTGCCCATAAATCTTATGTGTTTGACTGGCAACTCGCTGCTTAATTATTCCTTCAAGCGATGAGACTAGATATTTTGGACCAAACCAAAGTTTGATAAATTCTTGCTCACCGCCTGAATGATCACTATACTGCTTTGAGCGCCGCTTAGGATTACCTGTTTTACCGTAACCTAACCGCTGCACATACTTATCGTTGTACAAAAAGAAGTGGTTAGTTAGGATAATATACAGAAATCCGTACTGCTCATCCATGCTTTTTTACTACCTTCAACACACCTTCAGGAAGGAATTCTGTAAGATCGCCTGCCTTATAATTGTCATAAAGATCAACGATATCAGGCAAAGAAACAGTACCACCTAGCTTACGATAGAGTTTGAGCATAAGAACAAACGATGCTTCGGCTTCGACCTTATTGTTGCCTTCATCTACGGTGCGATCCCAAGTCTTAGCCCACCAACGTTTGAAAGTATTAGCACTCTCAACACCAAGATTGTCAGGCATACCAAACAATTGCTGGATGATTGCGTGGAAGGGAATCAGAAAATCTTGTTCAAATTCAGCAGAATACACATCGTTGTTTCGGCTCATGTAGTCATACATAAAGCCATACAAGTCAACTTCCATACCATGAAGCTGAATATTGGGCCAATACTTTTTATGAGTCTTGACAATAAATTCCCAATGTGCGGGCTTGTTCTTGTAGTCAAGCATTGCGCTGATATGAGTAATAGCACCTGGGAGACCCATATTCTCCTCATCAGTGTCAGCAATAGGCTCAAACCCATTGTCTTCGCAAATCTTTACAAGTTCATGTGCTTGCTTGTATTCAAGATTGGTCTTGCCATCGACACGATATGACAACACATCCATACGAAGATCGTAATACTTACCGACCCTTTTTGCACCCTTACCATTGAGGATGCGAAAGCCTTCACGACCTTCATGACGATCAGCAGTTTCAATGTAAGTAACAGGAACTTCTAGCTCCTGCCAATCACCATCATAGCCATCCCACAGATTGTGATATGCATATGCAGCTTCAAGAACTAGGGTGTGCTGTGAATTGATTGCGTGATATTCGTCCTTACCAGGAGTCTTGATTGCTTGAATAGGAGCCATAAACTGAACACGGAAATTTTCAATATTTCCAATCTTAGCAACGTGTTCGGGATCCATATCACGTTGAATATCATCATCAATAACAATATTCTTGATCTTTACCATCGCAAACTTGACACGAAGATTGCGATCATAGGTAATACCCTTTTTGCTAATCTTTTTCATATGATTATGCCAAAGGGTATTGTCAGCATCAAAAAGCTGATCCAAACGATCAGCAATAGTAGCGGTAGAGTATTCACCCTTCTTGCGCTTAAGCCGATGGACAATCTTTCGATCCATCTTGATTGGGGTAGGCTTTTTGAAAGACAACGGAAACTTCATACCGACTCCTTAAAATAGTTAATAACTCAGTATAATATACGCAATATATACTGAGTTGTCAAGCCTTTTTTAAGAAAACGGTAAAAAATTAACTAATTTCGGTATATCCGCCGCCCAAATCACGCTGTTGAATGATCCTAAGGTCGCTTTCTCTCTTTTCAGGATCAGCAGCTTCCTGTTCATAGACTTCTAATGCTACATTTCTACAAACAGTCTGGAACCACCGATCAACAATCTCGTTGTCAGTGTCGGTGGATTTAATTTTATATCCTTGCTTGACAAGATTGAGAACAAACTTGTCATTCCAATCAAGCTCAAAGCTTCCGTTGTTTATGTCACTCGGATCTAAATCTACTTTAGTGATGGCAATATATGGTTCACTATTCTTAGTGGCAAGCTCTTTAGCTGTAAGTTCTACACTAGGCTTAGGCTGCTTAGATTTTCTAGGCTTTTTGGGCTTAGGTTCAGGAGCAACTGGCTCTGGTTTATGATATAGCTCCGGTGCTAGTAATTTCTTTAGTTTTTCAAACATTATTAACCTTTCTTGATAACATCATAACAGGTATTTTACAGATAGTCAACAGTTTAGATGATGTTAGCTAAATAGTAACAGTGAGGATCACGGCACTCTCAATACCTATCCTCTCTAACGCTATCTAGGAGCAATCAGCATGAATATTTATTATCTATACGTGAAGACACACAATAAAACTGGTTTAAAATATCTAGGCCAAACGTCAAAGCAAAATCCTTATGATTATCATGGTTCAGGAAAAGATTGGAAGATTCATCTACGTGAACACGGAGTTGACATCAGTACTGTTATTCTTCAGGAATGCAAAACGAAACAGGAACTAAATGAAGCCGGAAGATACTACTCAAACTTATGGAATGTGGCAAATAGTCCTGAATGGGCAAATAGGATTCCAGAAACGGGAGGAGGATCTTGTACAACTGCTACTGCTGCTAAAATTTCAAAAAAGTTAAAGGGAGTTAAAAAACCACCGAGAACTAAACAACACTGTGACAATCTTTCATCTTCCGCAAAAGGAATTGCAAAACCTAGGTCATCCGAACATCAGATGGCGCTTAATGAATCATTGATCCGAAACTGGAAAACGAATGATGCTCGTCGCAAGAAAACAGCAAAGGTAGGCAAATCTAATCTAGGACGCAAACACTCCGCTGAAACTCTTGAAAAGAAACGTATTGCGATGAAGGAATACTGGCGCCTTAGAAAGCTCCAATCTTCCTAGCGTAATCGGCCAGCGCAAAACTAGAAAGATTCTTTCCTTTGCTTTCTGCCATGATGTCAAAATCATCCAAAAAGGTTACAGCCCAGTCATTGACTGCGTTGTTCCAATAGTAATCACTATGGGCCCGGATCTTTTGCTTGTTGTGTCCATTCTCTAGCAGTGAGTTAAGATCGGGTCTAGTGTCCCTACAGTGTCCGGTGAGCAAGTCCTCACGGGAAACGCTGTAATGAATAACAGGACGCACACCGCGCCAGCTATCAATAATCCTTTTAATACGGTCGTCATTATTGTCAATGTATTCTCCTGTCTTTACCCAGTGATGATGAATGTCCAAGACAAGAGGACAGGTGTCAACAAGTTCAAGACTAGCTTCAATTCCCCAACTCATTTCATCATTTTCAATTGTGATGCTGTTGCGAGCCTCAGGGCTAAGGCGATTCATTACGTTCTTGATGCCATCAGGACCTTGACGACCACTGATATGCACATTAATCTTGATGTCCTGGAAATTAGAACCATATCCCATCCAACGAGCCATGTCAACATGGTATTCAAATTCCTCAATGCTCTTGTTGACAACTTCCTCGCGATCACTTGCAAGGACAACAAACTGATCAGGATGGAAACTAATGCGAACATCATTAGCACGGGCGACTTCACCAATTGGAGCAAACCAACGCGCAAGATTATCACGGACATCCTGCCGAGCCCAGAAGTCCTTATACTCATTCATGGTATAGAAGGATAACATATCACTAGTCAAGCGAAGCATACGTAACTCCGGGGGAAGAGCAGCTACTTTCTTAACAAGTGCATGAGTGTTGCGGATATTCTTTTTTGCAACCTCAATAAGCTTATCTTCTACTACACTGCGAGTATTGCGCTTAGCCCATGCATAGGTAGTACCGCCGGTATTAAGGCCTTCGGTACTAGCAATTTCACCTTTGTGATTAATTTCTGCCCACTTGCAAGCGAATCCTATTCTCTTAATAGTCATATAAACTCCATATACACCCTAACATTATCTGCTATACGATATTTTGTAGGGATAAGCAATAGCAATCGTACCCAAATAAGTTAAAAAATTTCATATGAATTCAAAAAGATCACCTGGTCCAATATCACTGACGGGTTTAAACGAAGGATCCTTTGACAACCATGTATCGTTTTCGGTATAAACAACATGCAAGAACTTGTGTCTATTAGACAACACACTTTCAAAATCTTCTCTTGCAAGATGATTGCGATTGAGGTCATTGATGTAGTCACTATATTTAACAGTTTCATAAGTGTTGATTTTAGCAGCATTGTTATTGCTACGCTTGCTAATGAAATCGTCTAGAAACTGAATCCATTCCACAGCAACCTGATCATCAAGTGACTTAACATAGTCTAGTGCATCTGGCGGCTGTGCAAGTCCATATACCATCTTGATAGTTTCGCCTGCTGCATTCAGTGTAGTTTTGGTGTAATATTTGCTATCAAAGTTATCGGACCAGTCTTGAGTGTCTAGAACAACACATGGCATGTGCCCAAGGCATTCTAAGAACGCAAAAGAATAACTCTCTCGCAAGCTGGGCATAAAGAACACACTACAACTTTTGATGAAGTCAACTTTCTCTTGACCGACAATACCAGCCTTGATCACATAATCAGTGATGCCATTTTCTGCGAATGCTTTTTCAAACTTCTTTGCACCATTCTTGTTAGTCATGACTCTTGCAGGAAGCTTGCAATCCTTCATTGCACGAATGTATGCTTTTGGATTCTTACCTTCTTCCCACCGACCAATGAACAACACGCCCTTCTTATCACCGGTGTATGGGTCTAATAGTCCTCGTTCACTCATGGGCATTCGTAGCAACTTACAATTAGTAGCACCAAACTTAGATAATTCATCAATGTTTTTTTGACTCTGAGTTCCGATAATAATATCAGTAAATTCCATATGCTTGTTATAGAAGTTATGGTAACTGTCCAAAAACACATCGGTAAAGTTCTGTGCTTCACGGAATATCATACTATGCAAGTGAGTGTAGAACACTACTGGAATATATTTGTTCACTGTCATTGCATATGCAGCAGTCATTGCTTCTTGAGTATTGCAAACAATCATATCATAGATGTTTGTCTCAAATGCCTTGAGAATAGACTTACGGAAGTTGATGATCTTCTCAAAGTTGATAGTGTCACTGAAAGCAAACGTAGCAGTATGATCGGTATAGCGTAATGGTTCATCTGGATAGATAATATTTGCACCTAATTCTTTGATTAAATCACTGAACTTATTAGTAGGGGCCTTGTCTAAGACAATATCAACTTTCCAGCCAATACGCTCACACATTTCAGTGAAGCCTTTGGCAAACTGACCAATACCACCATGCGGAATAAAATGTTGGTCACTAATCATAAACGCAATTCTTTTGCTATATGTCTTCATGCTTTCAACTTTTCCATAATATATGTGTGCTTGTCAACCCACCACGTATAAGTGATCTGATATTCAGGGTTACAATAGTCTACAGTGTAATACCTTTCACGAATACGATATGCAGTTGTCAACCATAGCTGCTTTCCACTAATACAGCATTTACGTGGAAGTAGGCAAAGTCTTAATTTTGCCACTTTTCCGTCTGAATGCAACGGTCTAGGTTCTTTTGCCATTTATCCTAACAATCTCAATACTATATAAGAATCTTTACGAGGGGAAATAAACTAATACTATTTAGGTGCCCCACCTGTTGCCGAACAATGGCAAATGTAGCCGGTCACTGTATCGGACACCATTAGACATAGCAAGATCGGCCACAGTACGGTTGTTAAGATGATAAACACTTTCAACACCACCAACAGGCATAAAGTAAACATGACCGTTGAATCCAGCATCACGATAACGCTCTGTCATTTCTAATGCTTCCTTTGCATCATCGTCTGTTGCAATAACAAACTTAAGATAGACATGCCCAAGTTTCTGATAGCTTGCAACAATCTCAGGTTTTATAGCTTCTTCGGTAGTGTGCCCAGAGCAAGTTAGTTTGGGGCTTACGCTAAATGTGATTTCACGCTCAAAGCCAGGATATACTTCGGGCCAACTCCATTCTTCAAGATAATCAGCAAACTCTGGATGCAACTTCTGTGTGCCGTTAGTCTCAAAAGTAATCTCTTTGAGGCCATGCATCTTGGGATGATTCAAGAGTTCTGGGTAGGCTCGCTGCCATCCGAGGAGTGGTTCTCCTCCTGTGATGACGAGGTGTTCTTCACGCCATTCTTTATGCGGTAGTAGTTCCATAATGTCACTGACAATAGTATCAATGTCCCTGCTGGGAGAAAGATGCTTGAAGCGAGGATCCCAGGATGCGTAGGCATCGCATCCTGTAGTGACGAGCGGGAGGGAATCATACTCTGTATAGTCTTCTGGATTGATCTTTTCTCGCTCATTTGATAATTCACCTTTTGGCATGCCGAACCCGCCGCAAGTGAAATTGCAGCCATATGTTCTTAGAAAAATACTTGGGACACCCATATAGCGACCCTCACCCTGTATACTGTAAAATAGTTCACTGATCTTTATTTTTGTCATTTTCTTTTAACTTCATTTCATATTCATATTGTTCGGGAAACAATGCAATCTCTACATCACACCAATCTGCGTGACTACAGTACATGTCACCTCTCGTAACGCATCTATCATATTTAGGCTTGGCACCATACTTGTTTCTAAATTCATCTATGTCGGTTTCAAGCTTCAATATCCCAGATAGTAGGAATCCTGAAAATACTAGAAACAATACACTGAATATAACACTACCTGTCGTCATTGTCAACTACCTTTCCACCAATTTTTCCAAGGGAATCCAATCCAAACATCATTTTCTGTTTTGTTGATTGTGTGAGCAACATAATCGGCTGATATGGAACTCGCACTATTCTCAATCAATACAGCAAACTTTACATTTTTATGCCAAACGCTTTCCCATGCATAAGTTTCTAGCGGTAAACAGCTACGTTGCCAATCATTCTTAATCCAATTAAAAGTTGCACCTGAATCGTTGATGTTGTCTACGATCAGTATATTCTTTCGCTGATTAATGTCCCATCTAGCATGAATTTCATTATCTTGATAGCTATCAACGTATCCAAATGCATCTTCTGGCATCCAGCAGTTTGTTTCACATTCGTCACCGTCTCGTAAACTAACCTTAAGTGTTTCCATACGAACATCAAAGTAATGACTAAACTTGACAGCTGGAATTAATCCTCCTCTAGTAAGCCCTACAATATAGTCAGGTTTATAATTGTCTTTATTCATTTGACGAATGATATCATGAATCATGCCGTCAATTTGACTGTCAGTGTAATATACTTTCTTAGTCATTAACTCGTATCCTTGTTGTATTAATGATTATCTACCGGGCTGGGGATCCGTATACCATAAATATTTGTTATTCTGCTTATTGTAAACTGCTATTCCTTCTCTTAGGCGGTACATAACAAATTTACTATCTTCCCATTCACGGATACTAACAGCATTTTGCTTTAGATAATCTAAGTGTGTCACCCTAGCAAATCCTCATTCCATTCACGATGACCGGTTCTATAAGCCATATTGCTTTGTGTTTCGCGAACTTCTACGCGATAACACCATAGGCGTTCACTTTCACCCTTGCCCCAATGATCTGGGATATAAACACCATTAATAAAACGATAGATCATATCAGCAAGTGCTTCACAGCCAGTTGCTGGAATGATTGTCAATTTTGCCATTCCACGTTCCTGCAACAGCTTGAATACATCCATGTCAGGATCATCTTCTGCTACAAGCAATGTGTGATCAAACTGATCCTCAAGAATCTTCTTGAGATCCTTTAGACCACCATAGTCTGCACACCAGTTACGTGCGTCTAGTGTGTCAGCACCAAAGAATACACGGATAGAAAAACTATAACCATGAATTTGGTTGCAATGGCTATCGGCGCGCCACTGACGGT